AAAACGTCAGCAGGCGTTGACGCCTTAAAGTAGTGTACCCCTTCCTTGGGCGCCACAAGATATCCCTTCATATCCACACCGTCCGTAACAATTGGTACAACACCACAGGCAAAGTATTCAATCTCACGATTACACTTTGGACCGAAGCCTGGTAAGCAGAGACCGAACCGTGCATGACAGAGTTTGTCCAGATACTCGGACTGTGTGTAAGGGTAAGGAGCGCCGGTGGAATCAATCGGCATAGAGAAAAGTTCTACACACTTGCTCCAGTCATAGGCAGTACGATTCTTCTGCTGTACACCGTTCTCAATCTTACCTAAAAATAAGGACACAATCGTACGCTTTCCGTAGCCAAGTAGATTTTTCTTTTTAAAAGAAATATCCTCAATTGCACGGGGTGATCTAGGCCAGAATCCCCATAACGACTGACGTAGTTTGTGCGAATCAGGACCAGGCGGCGCACAGTTGCCAAACATCGCCATCTGATATGATGGCGGCGAAGACCACCAACGGGGAGTAGGGCGGTCATATAATAGAACCTCGCCGATAGCACCCCACCAGCAATATCCGCTATCCTGAGTTTTTTCGATTGTAATATATTCACGCTCAGCCCAGATGTCAACCATTTCACGGAACGTATCGCCGCTATGAGACCATATACCTTCTAGCGCCTTTCCATCGGGAATAAGAATGCGTGGAATCTTAGTATTGGGTGCAAGTGACTTATCCCGTACAACCTTGAGCATATCTTTGAAACCGAATTTCTTTACAGCACGACCGACATCGAGTAGAGCATTTTGCCTACGAATATCAATAGGCTCTTTCTGAATAATTCCAGCAACATAGTTCAATTCAGCAGCACCGGCAAGATGAATGCGATCCCCACGAGGTTTCTCTGCTAGATTAAACTCCATCACATAGGCACCGGCAGGAGCGAGCCAAATATAATCGAGTCCAGATGACGCAGCGGAGCCGAAGACCCACGAGGCGTGCGCAAATGCCTTGCGCCTTACCGCTGCCGAATCGGTCACCGATACATAGCGAACCGTCCAGCCCTTAGAAAATATATATTGTGCAACCGAATCCGCCCATTCCCTTGTACAGACCGCTTCTGGATCGTCATCTACACAGAAGACCGCCACCGGTGTCTCTGGTACATCAACGACCGGATCAATAAGCTCCCGTAGTAGCATAATATCTTCCGCCGACACGAGCGAATGCTCCGTAGAAGGTGGTAATGCCCATACATCATCTGAATAATAATTCATGTCATCCATCATCGGCACAAGTGTAATATTACCCTTCTCAGCCGATGACCATACACAATCCCGTAGAAATGGTGTAATATCGGATAGTTGTGGTACAAGAAATTCTGGCACGGCAATATTAGCCGACTTGAGCAGACGTCGAATTGTTAGAACTCTAGGCAAGTAATGTAAAATCCATTGACTGAGTGTTGTCTTACACTCGTCCGCAATAGGAATAGAAATAATAGAAGGTACGTGGATAGAAGGCATCATATTACTGACATTTGCCATTTCCCACGCACTAATCCATTCCTTATGCGGACCGACAAAGATATCCTTAAAGGAACTAATCAGCCCCTGGCGGTTGATGAATGTTCCGCCCTGAAAGCGATAAAGGGGAAGAGCATCGGGTGCGGGCGTATACATATTTTGCTCACCGGCTTGGAAATTGTAAATATCTGTCGCATCCCCCTCAAGAGTATGCTTTAGCATTGTACAAATTACCTTAGAATCCTGTTCAGTGATACCTAGTATTGCACGAGGGAATGATTTGCGGAATGCTGTACGATTCCACATAGAATCTACTTCAGCGGGAAGTTTTCCAACTGACCCTAATTCTTTACATACTCGCATAGATTGAATGGGCGTGGGGTCAATATAGAGGAATGCTGGGCGATAGAGTACATCTCTGGGCTCATAATTGCGAATATTTGAAGTATGGAGATGTATTGTTTTAATAGAGTATGCTGGATTGACAATTAAAAACTTGCGCCGAAGCATCGCAACTGTAATTACATTATCGCAGCCAGATTGACCGAAAGGGAAGCCGAGATCCGTTTCGGTTGGCGTAAAATCCATACAATCACGAGCTAGAATCCAAGTATCTTGAGAATCGGCACGGGGACCAAAGATATGAGATGCCTCTCCACTACTACTATTATCCTCCCACCGCAACAACGCCAGAAACAGCCGCTTCTCCGCCAATGAAATCTTCCATAGATATGAAAGCGTTTCATTAAACCAAATATCAGAATTTGCGAAGATGACAAATGCGCCAGCAGGAACTCGATCCTTGATTGCCATAAATACATCATAATATCGTAGTCGTTCCCCAATCACGACCTGTGTAATCTTGGACGATGATGGCAAATCGGAATATTCTACTTCGTTCAGAAGCAAAATATTATCAATCCATTCACACGCCACATTCTTCTCTAAACAGAGCCGAATCTCTCGAGCACGGCGGGACGTTGGATGCCGAAAATACTGTTGAATAAGCCACGTTTGCGGAACAACCGAATCGTCCGCATTTGCTGCAATAGATACAAGGCGTACCCCTTCAACGCAGCGTCCCCATGCATCATAGACAATGCGAGCACCGAGATCCAGTTCCTCACGGTCCCCCGCCGATGACCACGTCACCACGTTCATACGTAACAGATGCGCAATAGAGAGAATGATCTTTTCGTAAGAGTCTCCAACTCGCACGGGCTCCCCCAAAAACGGATAGTTATCGTGAAGCTCCTCAATCGCCAGTGTATGCTCCCATTTTAGACCCAGTTTTTCCAACCCATCTATTACAGCCGACGGACCCACAATTAGGCATTCTGATTTGTTAGAAAATACCCCTGAAGGGGTAAGGACAGGACTCAGTACAGCCATCCACGCATTTAGATCCGCATCAGCGCCGAGTACAACCGCTACAAGCGACTCACTGCCGACTACCTTTACCGCTTCGGGTTCAGTTACAACGCAGTGCCAGCGCCTCCAACGCTCCCCCTTAAGAAACGAAGAACGTGCCCATAAAAGAGTTTTGCGATCCGAGACAATTTGTGTCTCAGAGCGTAAAATACGTATAGGTTTTCCAGTAATCGGGTGGCGTGCCTCCATGGTCCGAATTACTTTTTTTATGTTATTTGCCTTTAACCCTTCACCGCCGCCTAGATATGTATAAGGTAAATCAACCCTGTCTTTGCGATTACATCCATACAAGCGTACGCAATTGTCGTATACTTCTTCTCTACAAGTGCATTCTCTTGTATCCAGTATACCACCGGATATAGCAACCATACAGCTAATGTTAGATATACAGCACGCATATTTTTTGTTTGTTGTAGTAAAATTGCAACAATCGGCAAGAACGCAAGCATACCAAGTGCGAAATAACCCTTCGACTCCATTGGGTCTTTTGTCTTTGTTCCAAGATAGCCGGCAAGAATCATTAAAATATCACAGGCAATAATCGGTAGAATAACCGAAATGGGTACATCGTTGGCGTAGAGGAGTGCAGCAAGCATAAGAGGTGTCGTAAGAAGCCAATCACTGTGTCGCCATCGGTCAGACTCTTCGGGATGCGCCATAATTTGCGAATAGGCAAGACAGGCTATGCTGGGAATTATAGATAATGCGGGAGTTGGGGAAAATGCTGTAATCACCGATACAATAAAGAAGATAGTGAATGCTGAGGATACAGCAATAGTATCCCACGACCCCCCTTGTTTTATTTTTTGACCGATGAAAAATCCTGGAATGATAATACGAGGGGCAATAGTAGATACAGCGGCTCCCATTTATGATTACATTATAAAAAATTATGGGTAACTTGTAAACCCATAAAGAGTAGCTGATGGAGTAGTGCTATTTATAAATGCTACATTACCAGCCTCTCCTGCGATATATATACTAATTGTTGTTGTAACATTTCCAGTAGTAGGTGGATAATAATCAATACCAGGCATTATAATTGTTGCATTTGTTTGTGTATATGGATAAAGACCAAAACTTACGGCAGAAAACGATGATATTGTTACATCAATATTAAAAAACGCATTTGGTTGTGTAGTTTCAAGCCATGCATTTGCACCACTAGCAGTATTCACCGCATTCCAAAGAGTATATGCCCATGAAAGTGTCGGCGTATCTCCTGGTGATGCGGTAAAAGTTCCAAGACTGCCATTATACTGTAAATCATACGCAATTTGTGTTGGCCATATATTAGTCATAGTAGCATAAACACTACCGCTATATACATTATAATTATATGCCATTCTATACCAACTATTGTTGAGTGAAGGAAGAGATGAATAATTGGAATTTATAATAAGACCTGATTGATTTAGATTCAATGCTAGCAGACCATTATTTTGAGTATATGAGAATGGAGTTGGATATGATGTATTAATATCAAGCATAATTGAACCTTGTTGTACATTTATACTACTGAGTGATGTTGGGTTAAATGACACATAATATGGATTATCTGGTGTATCTACAACACTACTCACTTGAATTACAAAATTTTGATAATTTGTAAAATCGAGTGTTCCTGTAAATGTAGTATTATTTAATTGAATGAATTGCGTATTATTCACAGCATTAGCTAACGAACTAATTGCAGAATCTGTTTGACCTGTAAGTGTAGATAATTGAATATTAGTTTCACCTGTTACTGTAGATATAACTACATTTGTTGTGGTGGATGTAACAGTAGATATTGTAATATATGTTATAGTTGATATTGCTACTGGTAGAGAAGCAGTGGCAGTTGATAAAACTATATAGTTTAGTGTACTAGTTTGTGTAGATAATGCAATGTCTAAATAAACTACATATGCGGCATTTGTACTATTAATTAAACTGACTGTATATTGTTCTAATTCTATAAATGATGAATAAATGCCTTCAAGAATACTACTTGTAGTAATATATGCAAATTGAGTACTGAGATAGGCAATCTCGACAGTATTTGCATTTGTAGATTGAACTAAACAACTAATATCATATTCATATATAGTAGAAAAGTTTGCTAAATAAGTATCAATTGAGCTTATATCGTAATATAAACTTGATATAGTTTGATTGACTGCATAAATATTTGTACTAAAAATAGAACTTATTTGATATATAACACCTGTTGATACATAATCATTATACTCAATTTCAAGTGTAGATATACGTATATCGTCATTGAATAGATTTTGATTTGTTATTTCAATTTCATCTGTAAGACCAGCAGATGTACTTAATAATTCTTCTGTAATAAATGTGCTAAATGCGCCAAATTGGTCTTGTGATGTTGTAACAAGGATAACAGACGATATTTGCTGCCCAGTCCATACTGAAGTAGAGTAGAGTCCATAATTTATAAGACGAATCAATAATGTTGACGTTGTAGCATCTTGAAGTCCAATACCAGTACTCATTGTTGAAAGCCATAATTTAGTAGATGATTCTAATTGACTTACTGCACCAGTATATGATGAAATATTTCCCAATGAATTTACAGTACTTACACAAGAATTTGTAGTACTTTGATAGTATGAATTGAGCTGAATTTGAAATGAGTTTGCTGTAGATAAGAATGCCTCATTTAAGTTAGTAGATTCTGCCAATAAAATATTCTGGTAAAAAAATAATGTACTGATTGATGAATATGTATATTGTACAAATGAGCTTATAGAACTAAAAAATGATGAGCCTATTGATTCACTAATTTGAGTACTTAACTCAATATATGTATTTTCAATAGAATTGCCAATATTCGTACTTAATGTAGCAATACTACTTGGATTTACACTATTACTCCAGTATGTTTGACCCTGTCCATTCGCATAGAGTGTATAGAGTGACGAAATTGGTGTATTACCACCAGCACGAAAGTTCAATTGTTGAAGTAATAAAGCATTTAAATTCGCTCCCGTAGGATACGCCGCCATTCTAACGTTATAAGGCATTTTTGCCCACGGTAAGAATACGCATTATCCCCGCAGCATCTAAAAACAACTTATAAACTTAGAGTAAGAGTACCATGTCCAATTCAGGAGGACTTCTCCAGTTAGTTGCTACCGGACGGCAGGACATATATCTTTCCGGTAATCCACAGACGACTTTTTTTAAACAAGTATATCGGCGCTATACAAACTTCAGCATTGAGACCCAGCGCATTCCATTCGATTCGGCTGTCGATTTTGGTAAACTTATTACAGTCACTGTCCCACGACAGGGCGACCTTCTTTCACAGGTCTATTTACAAATTAATCTACCGCAAATTACACCAGCGGGTCCTGTAATGCAGCAACCAGGTATTGTAACAGAGCAACCTACAGACTATTCACAGATTACAAATTCGGTCAGTTGGGTCAATGGCATTGGATATGCGATGATTGATTATATTAGTATTTGGATTGGTCAGCAAGAAGTTGACCGTCATTACGGTGAATGGATGTATCTATGGACGCAGTTAAGTACACCGGGGTCAAAGAAGAATGGTATCGATTTTATGACAGGAACACAGCAAGTATTCAACGACCAATCGCAATCTGGACCCCTGAATTTATTAGTTCCACTCGACTTCTGGTTTTGTAAGAATCCAGGTCTAGCTCTGCCACTGATTGCACTACAGGCGACACCGGTGCGCTTTTACATTCGCCTCAAGAATGGCAATGATATGGTATTTAGCAATAATTTAGAGAATTCTGTCCTTGCCGGTAATCCAAACTCTACAATACCACTTACCCAAAATCCAGTTATTATTACTGATATGGTAATGTGGGGAGATTATATCTATTTAGACACGGAGGAGCGTCGTCGGTTTGTCAGTTCTCGCCACGAGTATCTAATTGAACAGGTACAGCAGCAGAAGCGTTATAGTATTCCCCTTAATACAACCCGTATTTCGGTCCCATTAGTCTTCAATAATCCGATTAAGGAGATGGTATGGGTGGTCAATGAGGACCGTATGTTACAGGCACATGAATATTTCAATTATGGTAGCCGTATGTTGAA